GGGCCGTGGAATACACTACTTCTTGATCAACTTTTCCAGTTTCCCAACCCGTTAGTGCATGATGATTTGATTGATAGTCTTGCTTACATAGACCAAATGGCTAGAATAGCCTATGATGTAGACTTTGAAGAAGAAGATTATCAATATGTTGACGCTGTAGCAGGGTATTAGCATGGATAATTACGAGTTATTTAATGAAACACTAGAAAGTTGGGTTATGTCTACCTGTGATGGGTGGCGTGATAACTTTGAAACCAACTATAAAGACCGATTTGAAGAGTATTACCGCATATTTCGTGGTGAATGGTCTCCTCAAGACAAAACAAGGGACTCAGAACGCTCCCGAATTGTCTCCCCCGCTACCCAACAAGCCGTAGAATCAACTGTTGCAGAGATTGAAGAGGCAACATTTGGTCGTGGACGATGGTTTGACATCAAAGATGACATAGGTGATCCCCGTCCTGATGTCGTTTTATTGAGGGAAAGGCTCTACGAAGACTTCAGTAAGCATCAAATCCGTAAGGAATTGTCTGAATGCATCCTAAATTCAGCTATTTTTGGTACAGGTATTGGTGAAATCACCTTAACAGATGAGAAAGAGATGTCCCCTGCTACCGAACCTGTCATGGAAGGGCAGTTAAATCAGGTAGGCGTGAGAGTCAGGGATCGAAATGTTGTAAGATTACGCTCTGTTTTACCCCAAAACTTCTTAATAGACCCTTGCGCTACCAGTATTGATGATGCTTTGGGTGTCGCCATTGATGAATTTGTACCAAAACACCAGTTAGAGATGCTTCAGGAGGAAGGTGTTTATTTGGAAGGTGAGATTACTAACGCCTCTCACAATACTGACTTACTGGCTGACCCCAATGAAACCAGTATGTATGAGGAAAATAAGGCTAGGAAGACAACTTACTACGGTTTAGTCCCTCGTCATCTACTTGATGAGTTAAAAGATGAGAAGACAGAAGGAGAAAGTTATTACGTTGAAGCAATTGTCGTAATAGCGAACAAGGATGTTCTTTTAAAAGCAGAAGAGAATCCTTACATGATGCAGGATCGCCCTGTCATCGCATTCCCATTTGACATCGTTCCTAGCCGTTTCTGGGGTAGGGGCATATGTGAGAAAGCCTATAACTCACAAAAGGCATTAGACGCTGAAATACGGGCTAGAATCGATGCATTAGCCCTAACAATACACCCAATGTTAGCGATGGATGCATCTAGGGTTCCCAGAGGACAGCCTTTGCATGTTAGACCTGGAGGTACGATCAGGACTAATGGTAATCCGGCGGAGTCTTTACAGCCGTTTAATTTTGGTCAGGTTAGTCAGATAACATTTAATCAGGCGGCTGCATTACAACAGATGGTTCAGACTTCAACAGGGGCAATAGATCCTACGGACAGAATGGCAGGAACGGATACACGCTCTGCTGCTGGTTTTAGTATGGGTTTGGGTACGGTCATTAAACGGCATAAACGTACTTTGATTAACTTCCAAGAAGCTTTTTTGATTCCCTTTGTAACTAAAACGGCTCATCGTTATATGCAGTTTGAGCCTGAATTGTACCCTGTCAGTGATTATAAGTTTGTTGCGACAACTTCATTGGGTGTTGTGGCTAGGGAGTATGAGATAGCTCAATTAACTCAACTGTTACAGACCATGCAGGATTCACCTGTCAAACAGCAGTTGATTGAAGCAATTATAGATAATATGTCCCTGAGTAACAGAGAGCAGTTGATTGCATCAATGCGACAGGCGGCACAGCCTAATCCACAGGCAGTCCAGTTACAACAGCTTACGGCTCAGAGTCAACTTGGTTTCCAGAATGCACAGACCAATGCGCTCAATGGTCAGGCGGTTGAGGCACAGGCTAGGGCAAGAAAACTTGCAGCAGAGACAGGTCAGTTGCCTGAAGAGTTGGAGATTGATAGGATCAAGGCGGTAACAGCTAATCTTAAAGTGGGAACTGAAGATGATAAAGAGTTTGAGCGCAGGATTAAAATCTCAAAGGAACTCACTAAGGAGCGAGAGATTGCGGCTAAAGAGGCTCAAGCGGAAGCGTCTCGCATTCTTGCTGAAAGACAACTTGCTGAAAGACGGGAAGCGCAACAAGCTGCAGCGCAACGCAACGTCACTCCGATGAGGCAACAATGAAAGGTGTAGCACATTATTTTAAAGACGGTACTCGCCATATGGGTGGTACGCATAAGATGCCAAATGGTGAAACGCATTCTGGTAAGACGCATGGTAAGACCAGCAAGAAGTTATTTCACTTCAAGGATCTTTCTGAGACTGCGAAAAAGAAGGCAAGGAAGCGCACTTAATGCCAAAGATTCCTAAAAAGTATGTAGCAGGATCTAAGAATCCTAAAAAAACAATTGCAGAGATAAAGCGCACTAGAAAAAAATACAAAGAAGGTAAGTTGACTAAGAAAGAGATGGACGAAATTAGCAAGCAGAGGGTGGCGAGTGGCAAAAAAAAGCGCAAAAGCCGCAGTGCTTGATAAATACGCTAAGTCTAGCGGTTTCTCAAGGGCAAAACTGGCGAAGGTTTATCAGAGAGGTTTAGGGGCATATTACAGTTCTGGCTCTAGACCTGGAGTATCAGCACATCAATGGGCTGCTGGTCGGGTAAGAAGTTTTGCAACAGGTAAGGGTGGTGCGAGAAAAGCAGACTCTGATCTCATAGCAAAAACTAAAAAGACAAAAACACGAAAGGCTTGATGTGGCTCACGCAGACAGAAAGAAAGCATTGTTAAAGAAGCATGGGTTATCTGGTACTAACAAACCTAAAAAGACACCAAGTCATGCTACAAAGTCACACGTTGTATTAGCAGAGCGTGGACATGAGATGAAGTTAATTAGGTTTGGTCAGCAGGGTGTCACGGGTGCTGGTAAAAACCCTAAGAGTAAAAAGGACAAAGCACGAAGGAAGTCATATTACGCTAGGCACAATGCACAAGATGCCAAGCCTGATATGTTTAGTGCTAGATACTGGTCACATAAAACGAAATGGTGATGACATGGCAAGGCCAACTAAACGTATTAAAAAGAAAGACAATATTAAATTGCACAGAAAGCGAAGACGCAAATAGGAGGAGTTATGCCTGGATACATGAAGAAAAAGAAAAAGGCCGCGACTAAGCCTAGAAAGATTAAACGAAACAAGTATTGACTTACGATGCTTTCTTGATGTTAAAATGCAACATCTGTCCGAAAGGGTAAACAGATGGTTACAGAAGAGTCACTTAGAATTGAGAAAGAGCGCGATGCATTGCGTACTATGTTTTTGACTGAGGGCTGGAAGGTTCTCAAGCAAAAGTTAGTACAAGAGCAGAGGTTTTTGAACAATATTGAGGCGATTCACGGTCAAGATGACCTTTATTTCAGAAAGGGAAAAGTTTCTAAGATAATAGAGATTCTTGGCATTGAAGGTAATCTTGAAATGCCTGAAGAAGATAATTCGTTCAATTTTCTTGAGGTTTGATATGCCGTTATATGATTTTAAGTGTAAGAAAGGACATATTGTGGAACGATTTGTGGATAACTCTATCCAACAAGTTGATTGTCCAAAATGTTCTAACCAAGCATTTAGAATTATAAGCAGCATAAATTTTTCGCTTGACCCGATCTCCGGTCATTTCCCAAAGGCCACGAAAAACTGGGCAAAGTGGAGGCAAGTGAAAATAGCAGAAGAGCGAAAGACAGGATAACTTTACGGAGCCCTGATAACCCACATCCATAATCTTTTTTAAGACGGAGTAAAAATGGGTACAAAACTTATTGACACGCCAGAGGCAACACCTGTTGAGGAAATGGAGCAACAGGAAATGATGGTTGAGGAGCAAGAGCCGGAGATCCCTGCTAAATACAGGGATAAATCGACGGCTGAACTGATAGCGATGCACCAAGATGTTGAGAGAGCATTTGGTAAACAGGGTGCAGAGTACGGTGAGTTAAAGAAAGTTGTAGACTCATACATTAATAACCAGACGGCAGAGGTCAAAACGGAAGAGCCTAAGCAAGAGATTGATTTCTTTGCTGATCCTGAAAAGGCAGTAGAGCAGTTAATTGATAGGCATCCAAAAGTTGTTGAAGCAGAGAAGACGCAACAGAATCTAAGGCATCAACAGGCGCATCAGCAGTTAATGCAGAAGCACCCAGATACTAAAGACATTGTTGCTGATTCACGATTTCAAGAATGGATTGCTGCTTCACCAGTACGGCAAAGGGATTTTAGGAGCGCGGATCAGAATTACGACTATGAGAGAGCCTCTGAGTTAATGTCATTATGGAAGGAGCGTCAGGATTCTGTGGCGCAAACAGTTACAAATGGCAGGAAACAGCAGGTAAAGGCAGCATCAACAGGCAATACCCGTGGTTCGACGACGCCAAGTTCTAAAGGAACTTTTCATAAACTCAAACTTGATGAGATGAGAAAGAATGATCCAAAGGCGTATTTAGCCTTAAATGACGAAATATTAAAGGCTTACGCGGAGGGTCGAGTCAGAAGATAATGGAGTATTATCATGGCAACACAACCATCATACGTCACCTCTAGTAGTGGCGCGTTTGGCACAGCGGCAAAAGCAATTAGTGCCACAGAAGCAGCAACGTTTATCCCAGAGATTTGGTCGGATGAAATTGTAGCTGCATACGAGAAAAACCTTGTATTGGCAAACCTTGTAAAGAAAATGTCAATGGAAGGGCAAAAGGGAGATGTTATTCATATCCCATCACCTGACCGTGGTGCAGCCAGTTCAAAGACTGAAGGTACTCTGGTCAACATTCTTCATGGTACGTCTACTGAAGTACAAGTAGCAATCAATCAGCATTATGAGTATTCACGCTTGATTGATGATATCGCTGAAGTACAGGCTCTTGGTAGCTTGCGTCAGTTTTATACTGCTGATGCAGGGTATGCGCTTGCACTCCAGGTCGATACTGCTTTGCATAATCTGGGTCAGAACTTTGGTGATCAGGGTAATGCAAGTGCTACTGACTATGTACACAGTAATTCATACTATATTGATGCGTCTAGTGGTTTGTCAGCTTACGCTGTTGACACAGTTATTGGTGGTACTGATGTATTTACTGATGCTGGCTTTAGAGCATTAATTCAGAAGATGGATGAAGCAAGCACACCTATGGATGGACGTTTCCTTGTTGTACCCCCGTCAGCAAGAAACTCTATTATGGGTATTGATCGTTATGTATCGTCAGACTTTGTTGGAGGTCAGGCAGTACAGAATGGTCAAATTGGTAACCTTTATGGTATCGATGTATTTGTTTCAAACAATTGTCAGACGGTTGAAGCGGCTGGCGATAACTCTGCAAGTTCTGTTGATGTTCAAGGAGCTATCTTTGCTCACTCTGATACAATGGTATTGGTTGAGCAGGTAGGTGTTAGAACTCAGACTCAGTACAAGCAAGAGTATTTGGCTACACTCCTTACAGCAGATCGTCTGTATGGTATTGAGCCATTGCGTTCTGAAACTGGCTTCGTTTTAGTCCTTTAATATCAGGGGCGTATAGCCTCTATTTAAGGATTAAGATGAGCATTTCACACACTATGAGAAGGGCAGTGGGTTATCCCATTGCCTTTTTTATTTTGGAGGATTTATGCTTCAGGCATTAATTGGCCCCGTTGCAGGACTGCTAGATAAGTTTATTGAAGACAAAGATACGAAGAATGCGTTAGCCCATGAAATTAGCACGATGGCCGAACGCCACGCGCAGGAATTGGCAAAAGGGCAGTTGGAAGTCAATAAGGTTGAGGCAGCTTCCAAGTCTATGTTTGTTGCTGGATGGAGACCTGCTGTGGGATGGGTGTGTGTACTTGGAATGGCAAGCAACTTTATTATTATACCAATGGCTAACTTTGGTTTGGCGTTAGCAGAGTCTAATATAACAATACCTTTGATTGATACCAGTACAATGATGCCTGTTCTAATGGGTATGTTGGGACTAGGTGCCATGCGTTCTGTGGAGAAGGTAAGAGGAGTGTCGAGAGAGAAATGATTAAATGGTTATATAATCAACATTTAAAGTTGTTTTTTAACAGAGAATTTAAGCAAGTGCGGGCTAGAGATAAGAAAGGCCGGTATGTTGCAGATGATAAGTCTACACCGGATAAGAACGAGGCGTACATTAATATCAGTGCTGAATTGAATAAATGATTGAGTTATTTAGTGCAGTATTATTGATTTGTTCAATGACGGAGGGTGGAAAAACAATTTGTAAAACAGTTGTGTATCCTGGTGCATTTAGTAATCATGTAGAGTGCATCAAGTATTTAGTAAACACAGAAAAGAAAAATGGTAGAGAGTGGGCTGAAAAAGAAGAGTATGTTGTAAGTTCAGCCTGTATTGACTGGAAGTTTAAGACACAAAAGATATGAAGCCATATTATTACAAATGTACCTTAATTAAAGTTATTGATGGCGACACAATTGATGTAGACATTGATCTAGGGTTTGGTGTAACGCTCTCTAATCAACGATTAAGGCTTTATGGTATCAACACCCCAGAAACCAGAACAAGGGACTTAGAAGAAAAAAGACGGGGTTTGATTGCTAAAGAAAGAGTGCAGGAGTTGTGTGAAGATGCCTTGGAGATTTTATCTCACGGCAAGGGTAAGTATGGCAGAATATTGGCAACGCCTTTTAATAATAATGGTGTAAATATTTGCCAGCAATTATTAGATGAAGACTTGGCTGTAGAGTATTATGGCAAATGAGCAAACAGCTTCCAAAATATGATAAGTTTTTTATAGTTATTGTTATTTCTGGCGTTTTAACTCTTCTAGCATTTGTTATGGGGTTGTTATGACAAATAAAAGAATTCAAAAGAAACTACAGCAAAAGTCAAAGTATGATAAATACGATCTTGATGGTGATGGCACAGTCACAGATGAAGAGATAGCGCGTCATCAAGAAATGGTAGAGCTTGAGCTTAGAGAAGAAAAGGCCGACTCGCAAAAGCAAATGGCATGGATTGCAATGCTCTCAATGATTATATTCTCAGTGTTCTTGATGCTGCCTATGATGCCAGATGAGAGGGTTAAGGCGTTATCTGATCTTCTTGGTTTATTTTACATAGCACAGGCCAGCATTGTAGCAGCATACTTTGGGGCAACAGCGTTCATGAGCAGACGATAGTGTGCTTGAGGAAATACAACAGGCTAATGCCGCATTTGCTACTATCAAGTCAGCATTGCAGAATGGGCGAGAGTTTTATGATGTAGGTGATTCTTGTGCAACGTATTTTAACTGCAAGAGTATTATTGCAAGACGCAGCAAAAAGAATGGCAAAAAGAGTCAGCTACAAAACTTCCTAGAACTTGAGAAGTTAAGAAAACAGGAAGAGTGGATCAGAGAGTGGATGATTTATGCTGGCAGGCCAAATCTGTATGACGATTGGTTAAAATTTCAAAGTCAGTGTAAAAAAGTAAGGGCTGCTGAAGAGCGCAAGAAGAAGCAGTTAGAGAGTGCTACAATAACGCAGGTTATGAAGTGGTTTAAGTATATGTCAGGTGCAATAGCTAGTGTTTGTTCTATACTTGTAGCAGTAATGGAGTTTTTAAATACAGCGGTTAAGGCATAATGTTATTAAATACATTTACACCTGTGAAGGGATTGTTATCTAAAGAGTTGTATGGTGTGTTGCCAGCAGCTACGGATACCGTACCTTTTAATGCTACTGTTTATAATCCGTCTGTAAGCTATCAAGCGGGTGATGTTGTTGATCGATTCGGTACTTTGTATCGCGCTAAAAGTTATGTACAAGGCGGTACCGCAGGACTAGGAAACCAAGAGTATTGGGAAGTGTTTTCGCCCTTGCAGACAGAAGAAACTCAAGACGCTCCCCCTGCTCGCACAATGCAAATAAATCCCTCAGTCATTGAGCCAGCACCTAGCGGTGGAATGATGACAGGTGATCCAAGTCAGGTAGAGCGGACAGGTGGATCGGTATCTAGAGCTATTGGGACAACACTTGCACAAGGTGCGCCGCCTCCTAAAAATACTCAAGAATTCCAATGGGATCAGGGTTTACTAGATCGTAACAGTAATTACACGTTGGATGATTATGATTTAGGCGATGACTTTAGTATGACGGCGTGGTTTGAAAACTACATGGATGACCCTGATACTGAGCAACGATTTAATGATGCTAATCAAATATGGGATGATTGGCAGGACGCTGGTGCGCCAAGGATTGAAGGGCAAACACCATTTGGTAATGAGATAATGTCTTTGCAAGGAAAAGCGCAAGCCTCATTGATGACAGGAAAAGGTATTCGTCAAGCAGCAAATGCAGCCGCTAATTGGCGTGATAACGAAGCTGGTATAGAAAAAGCGCAAGATGATTGGACACAACATGACGTTTATTATCAGGATTTTATTAATAAGCTTAATGAAAAAGGCATTTCGCTTACCCGTCAGTTAGAAGAAAACATTGATCTTAAAGATTTTCCTTTTGGTTATGATGGGTCACAGCTTTACATGAAGCTTCCAGACTCTAAATACAGCCAATTACATAAAATGCATAAAGGTGAAATAACTCAGGATAAGGTTATTGATCAAACATTATATGTTGATGTAACTGGTGGGGATGCACCTATTGGCAGTTATTCGCTTTTAAAGATTGAAGTACCAGAAGCTCCAGAGATAAGCTTTGGTCAGAGAATATTAGGATTGGCATCAGCAATAGCTAGTATATCAGGAATGATGCCTCAAGTAGTATTAGCAAAAATTGGCTTTGCTGGAAATATTCCCGAACTTCCTGGCGCAGATATTATAGGCGGTATATCAGGGGCGAGGGGTGCATTTTCGGATGACCCTGCATCGCAAACCGCTGACCATCCTGTTGTGACAATTTTTGATGAAGACGACAATCCAATTATTGCTAAAGCACCTGATGGTGTAAATACTGGGCCTGAAGATATAGTAGAAGAGCTTGATCAAGGGCCACCTATAACAAATGAGTTTAACCCTGTGCCTCAACTAGAGCCACCTGTTTTGCCTGAACAGGAACAAGATGCAGGAGGTGGTGGCGGTGGGGCGCAAACAACTAGCTCGGCTCAAACAGGTATACCTGCTGAAAACGCAGATGGTTCGCCTAATACCACAGACCCAACTGTAACAATACAAACGCCAAATGGTTCTACAACAGTTCCCAATAGTAACTATGAACCACCCTCTACAAGTCAAAATCAACCACCTTCTACAAGTCAAAATGCAGATAGTGACGGTGATGGTGTGCCAGATTCACAGGATGCTGCACCTGATAATGCTAGTGTGCAATATGATTGGCAGGTAGAAGAATATGAAAATCCGTGGAACTCTGATTCAGAGTGGGATGATGATTTATATGATCAGATTTTTACAAGGCAAGTATATCAAATTGCTGTTGAGGAAACAGATCCAGTTTTAAAAGAAGCATATATTGAAGAATATGAGCGGATGGGTGGTAATCATCTTGATGACTTGAAACAAGGTAGACCAGCAGAAGACCTTTATGCTAATTATCCAACAAAACCGCCAGCAGAACGACTCCCAGACACAGAGTATGATAGAGAATTATTTGATCAAGCATTTCCTGATGGAGCATTTGGTCAAGGATTTGATGATTTAGATGCTAATAATGATGGAATAGTTGATTCAAGTGAGTTATTAGAAGCAGAAACTAATTTTGGAGATCAAGATAGGTCTGGGAATCAATTTGACCCTGATTCTGATTACGATGGCGATGGCATACCTAATGCTGTAGATAAAAACCCAACAGTTCCTGATGATCTTACGGAAGGATCAGATAAAATTCCAGCACCGTTTAATATTCTTGATGAGTTCATAGATATTCAGACTCCGTTTGGTGCGTTTTCAGTTCCCAATCCTTTCAAAAAAGACCTGACAGACCTTCTAGCGGGTACAGATAGTCTGGAAACTATTTTAGAACCAGAACCAGAACCAGAGCCAGAGCCGGAGCCAGACTCAGATAACGACGGTGTTCCAGATGATAAGGACGCATTTCCAAACGATCCAAATGAAACAATAGATTCGGATGGCGACGGTGTTGGGGATAACTCTGATATTTTCCCGAATAATCCGAGCGAGACCAATGATTCCGATGGCGACGGTGTTGGCGATAATTCTGACGCATTTCCAAACGATTCAAGTGAACAAGTTGATACAGATGGTGATGGTATTGGTGACAATAGTGACGAATATCCAAATGACCCTAATAACAACCAAGAAGACTCAAATAATAATCAAGAAGACTCAAATAATAATCAAGAAGATTCTAATAACCAAGAAGACTCAAACAATCAGGGAAATCAAAATAATAATGGGTCAGGGGGCAATGGTGGCGGTTTATTAACAGGTGGCGATTCTTCTCTTAATGGTGGTCAAACCAATGGTCAAGGCACTAATGGTCAAGTGGCTTCAGGAACAGAGGATGCAGGTGGCGAACAAGGTCAGGGGTTAGAAGAAGGTACGGATACAGGCACAGGAACAGGCACAGGAACAGGTAGTGGCACGGGATCAGGCGATGGTTCTGGTGAAGGCGATGGTGAAGGAGAAGGTCAACAGCAAGGGCAACAGCAAGGCTTATTTGGACAACCCTTTCAAACAGAATCATTGTTTGGTGATTATATGTCAAAATCAACTATACAAGATGTTGTACCAACACAGATGTTACCATTTGTGTATACGCCAAGAGGTTTATTTACAGGATTGAGACAATGACATATTTACAGTTAGTTAATGCCGTTATGAGGCGACTAAGAGAAGCAGAAGTAACCTCTGTATCTCAGAATACATACTCTGCATTGATTGGTGAGTTAGTTAATCAATCAAAGCGGTATATTGAAAATGCGGTCAATTGGACTGCTCTGAGGAGTGATGTTACGTTTAATACGGCAGATGATGATTACACCTACACAATTACGGGTGCAACTGATCGATCAACCATACTAGATGCTATTAATGATACATCTAATAAACGATTAGCTTATAAAACACCTTATGAGTTCAAGAACTTTAAGAATTTGTCTACCTCATCCAAGGGGTCACCATCGTTTTATACTTATAATGGGTTTGCTAGTTCTGCTACACAGATAGATGTGCATCCTACACCTGATGGGGTTTACTCATTAATATTTACAGCAGCTATAAGACCTGCTGATTTATCAGGTAATTCAGATACCATCTCAGTGCCCACAGCCCCTGTTATTGAGTATGCTCATGCTCTTGCATCTAGAGAAAGGGGTGAGACAGGTGGGACTAGTGCTGCTGAACTATTTAGGCTGGCAGATGTTACCTTATCGGATGCTGCGGCATTTGATCAGGCCAAGAATCCAGAAGAGTTAGTGTTTAGGGCTATTTAATGGCACAGAAGCTACAGAATGTAACAATCTCTGCTCCAGGTTTTTCTGGGATTAACACTCAGGACTCGCCTATTGACTTAGATCCATCATTTGCAAAGGTTGCAGATAACTGTGTGATTGATTCTTTTGGTCGTATCGGTGCTAGGAATGGATATGAGTTAGTAACGTCTGATGATACGGATTTGGGTGCATCTGTTGGCACTGAAAGTGTGTTTGAATACATTGACCAAAGTGGTGACATTACTATTTTATCGGCAGGAAACAATAAACTATTCTCAGGGACAACAACACTCACAGAGATTACTCCTGCTGGTTATACCTGTAGTGCAAATAATTGGAAGTTTGCTAACTTAAATAATCATGCTTTTTTATTTCAGAGCGCACATGAGTCTTTAGTATTTACGGATGCTGGTGGATCTAATGCTTTGGCTAAATTTAGTGCGTTTGGATCAGCATCAGGTACAGCACCACAGGCTAATGAAGTAATAAGTGCTTTTGGTCGATTATGGGCAGCAGATGTGGTAGGCAACAAGCACACTATTTATTTTAGTCATTTACAGACGGGTTATCAGTGGACGGGAGGTAGTTCTGGAACATTAGACCTTACAACTGTATTGCCTGGAGGAGCAGATGATGTTGTAGCTCTAGCGGCTCATAATGGGCGTTTAGTTATATTCTGTACAAACACTATACTGGTTTACGCAGGCCCTACCAATCCTGCAACTATGACGCTTGAGGATACTATTATTGGTATTGGTTGTATTGCTAGGGATTCTGTAGTGTCCATTGGCAGTGATCTACTATTTTTGTCTGACTCTGGTGTACGATCATTGGGTAGGACAATACAGGAAGAGTCTGTAGAGATTGGTGATCTTAGTCAGAATGTAAGAGATGATTTATTAGGTGATATAGCAAGTGAAACAGGCAATATTAAGGGCGTTTACAGTCCTGAAAACTCATTTTATTTATTAACCTTTCCGTCTACAGAAAAAGTATATGTATTTGATACGAGTAAAATACTTCAGAATGGTGCTTTTCGGGTAACTACGTGGTCTAGTATTAATCCATTATGTTATGCAAGAAAACGTAATGGTGATTTATTATTTGGTCGATTAGGTGGTATTGCCAAGTATTCTACGTTTAAAGATAATAATGCAGCGTTTACTTTACAATACTTTAGCAATCCTCTTGCTTTTGGTCAGCCAGCTAATTTAAAGTTTTTGAAGAACTTTAACCTCACAATAATTGGTGGTGCATCTACGGCAGTAGTTTTTAAGTGGGGTTATGATTATAGCGAGGCTTATCAAACGCAAAATTTTACAATAGGTTCATCGGCTGCTGCGGAGTATGGAGTCAGTGAATATGGTGGTACAGCAGAGTATACTGCTAGTTTATTGGTCAACACGCCTAAGATAAATGCATCTGGAGGTGGTGAAGTGGTAACAGTTGGGCTTGAGTCAAACATATCAGGGGCTTCATTTTCAATACAGAGAATTGATATCCTAGTATTATTGGGACGCATATTATGAGTGATTATTCAAAGACAGTTAATTTTGCTGCAAAAGATAGCTTGAGCACTGGTGATTCTAATAAAATTGTTAGAGGCACAGAGATTAATACAGAGTTTGACAATATAGCTACGGCTATTGCAACTAAACTAGATTCAAGCGGTGCTGTATTTACTAACCCAGTGTCTTATCCTG